GGAAGCTGGTCCTATTAGAGTGACTGCATTTGTTCCATTATCTGTATCTTCTTTAAACAATATAGAACCAGCAGCAGAAGAAGATCCAGTTAGAACGGGTGCTGTTAAACTTTTGTTTGTTAATGTATCTGTAGTTGCTCTACCTACTATAGTATCTGTAGTGGCAGGCAAAGTTAATGTTGTATTACCTGCAAAGTCAGTGTGGGCAGGTGCTTTTAGTGCTGCATAGTGTTGATTAGAGAACTCACAGTACATCCGTAACTCTGATTGTGCACCAGTGTTTTTTAATTCTATTACACCACCATTAACTGTAAGATCATCACCTACAGATAAATCTGCACCTAATGTTGCATTACCACTTGCATCTAAAAATACAGTCTTTGACGCTGGTAACGTACAAAATATAGTTTTGGTTCCTGCACTAAAGTTTACTGCATTATCACTATTAGAACTACTGATAACTGTGGTTCTTGCAAGTGTAGAAGAGTCACTACTTAACGTACCTAAACCAACCTCAAACTCTGCCGTACCTGGTAGTGTCACTGCGTAGTAAGTTGTATTAGAATTACCAACGCCAGTGCCAAAAGTTTCAAATCCAGTTACTGCACCAGCTAAAGTAAATGTACCAGTGCCAGTTGTAGTGGTTGTTTCTTTTACTCTGTCATTTAATACTAATGCCATTACTTAAGCTCTATTGTTAAGTTGTTTGCATTTATTCTAAATATGTCACCACTTGCTATTGCTTTACTTGCGTCTAACGCTCCAATAAATAAAACATTACCACCAGATCCCACTACATCTAATGCAGTGCCACTAGCAACAGTGGCTACAAAAACATGAGTGATCGTATTGTTAGTTCCGCCAGATGCGGCAAACTCTATATTATTTGCATTTTTTATTGTCTGTGTATCTGCTGATTCAGCGGTCAGTGTCCAATTAGATGCGGTAACTTGCACTCTTGCATAGTTTGTAAAAGTTGCTTCTGTTATTGTTGGGTCGCCAGACTCTCCAGTTGAGTCATTAAAATTAGATACTGCCGTTGCTAGTCCAACATAAATGCTATCACCTGGTGAACTAAACGATGCGGCATTATTTTTGAAAATAAAACTTAAAAGTCTATTTTCTAAAAAGGTGGTTGCTGCATTTGCTGTTGCCATTTTCTACTCCTATGTTCTCGGTCTTGATGGTAGACCAACTCTATAACCATCTGTGTTTTCTCTTGCTTCTCCAAGATCTTTAACTCTTTCTAAATACTGCATGTACAAACCATTATAGTTTTGTATTACATCTGGTTCACCTTTCATAAAAGTATACGCCTCTATAAGTGATCCGTAAAGTAACGCATATGGTGCATTTGTACTTAACCAAGTTGTACCACCATCTGCACCTGCGGTCAAACTTGCGGGTCTGTAAAAATAATGTAATTCGATTGTGTATGCACTATCTGGTGTAGGTGCTAATATAAAATTGTTTTCATCAAACCTAGCATAATATTTAGGTAAACCAGTTGTCGAAGAAGCTGGAGTATACTCTCTTAAAAAGTTTACATCTTTTTGCAGTAAAAAACTTTCTGAGCCAGAAGTCGTAATCTGTAATGAAAATGAGGCTAAATAATCTGTAGGCACTGTTAAAAATTGATCAGATGAAGTTAGTGCACTTGTTACATTTTTTCTAAAATAATCTAAATCAACAGACTTTAATATCTTCTCTTCTGCTGCTTTTATAAAATTAGGGATGTTATTTACAAATGTGGTCTCACTGTTGTCTGTGTAGTCTTGTATTGCTGTCGTTAATGTTGCTTTTGTAAAACTCATTTATTTCTCCAATGTAACTGGACCAGATGTAGCTCTGCCTCCACCACCTCTAAGACCTCCAGTTGTAGCAGTTCCACTACTTGCAGTAAAGGTATATGTATCATCGTTCACTTTTGTAATAGAGTAACCAGAAGCACTATTTAGCACTGCTGCTGTAAATCCATCAAACGCTTCTGCATCTCTGAAACGAACTGTATCACTTGTTGATCTGCCATGACTTTTTTCAATAACTGTAATGACTGCACTTCCAGAAGAACCAGACAAAAAAGGGTTTAATGTTAACAACCTTTCTACAGTCACTTCTGATCTTGAGTCTGGTCTTGGCTCGTACAATGCTGTCGGATCTGGTCCTGGATAATTAGGTTCTAATTGTGGATGTTTAGGCTCATACTCATCTATACCTACTTTCAATCCATTCCATTCTTTTATCATATCACGGAGACGATAACGAAAACCAGATCGGTCTGAATAACCCCATGCCTTTTTGCCACTTGCGTACCTAGCCATTAGTACCTCAAGTATGAAATATTTGGTGTTAACTTAAGTGGTGTGCTGTTTGCATCTTCTGACATGGCTCTTTGAAACTCTTCTTCATAAACACTTTTTAATATTTGTATCCTCTCTGGTGCTCTTTTTATAGAAATATAATAAGCAAGTCCTGCAGCCATGCATGGTAAAAATCTAAAAGGTGCATCTGTTGTATTAACTAAAGCATCTGCATCTTGTATTCTTCTTACATAATAATAAACAAGAGTATAAGACGTATCTGGTGTAGACCAAAGAGTTATTGTTGGTGTTGTTTGTCTATCAAAAAAATACTGACTTGGTTGTCCAGTATTACCTTTGTTAGGTATTCTTAAATATTCACCACGACTCATCTGAGTAAGAGTAAAATCTGTGCCAGAACTGTTTCGTAGCACAACTTCTAATAGATCAACAAACTCACTAGATAAAGTATAGGTAGCCGTACCAGATGTAACTGCTTTTGTTTCTTGAGTTACAGTCCACAAATTAAGTCCTCTGTTTGCCCAATCAGCAAACATAAGATTCAAAGAACGTCTAGCTGTTTTAGCATCATAGCCAGTTCTTAACTCTAAGCCACATCTTTCATAGGCTTCTTCGATAAGTTCTCCTACATCTAAATCAAAATCTCTTGAGTTTGAAGTTGCCATTTATTTCTTCTTTTTTGTTTTTTTCTTTTTAGCTAAGTAAGCTTTTAAACCAGGGTTTAATTTATTCATCTTACCTTTTTTAGCCATGACTGGCTTTTTAGTTTTCTTCTTGGGTGTTTTTCCAATGTCCATTCCACCACCACCGATTTTATCTTTACCTTTGTTTGTGAAACTTTTAATACTTTTTGGTTTAATAACTATTGGCATTATTTTTTCCTTCTCTTAAGTGCTTTGACTCTTCTAGGAGCGCCTGCTGGTTGACCTAGACGATTCTTTTGTCTTATTCTACTTCTTTTTTCTGTTGCTGTCATCTCCTTAGTAGTCTTCGGAGTTTTTGAACTAATTCTTTTACTCGGTCTACAATAAGGTGTACCACGCTTTTCACCTTTTTGACGACCACATTTTTTGCCCGTTTTAACATCTCTCCAGTCCTCCTTGAACCATCGTTTTAAAGCTAGACCTTTTTTTGTTTTTCTTACAGCCATTATGAATACTTTGTTTTCTTTCTTCTAGCAGACATTATAGCACCACAACCTCTAGCTATGTTTTTATTTTTTGATTTTCGTTTAGTCATTCTAACAACCTTACCTTCTTTGGCAGTCATTGTTTCTTGTTTTACTTTTTCTATAGCGGCATTTAATCCACCACCCATTGCTTTCTTTTTCTTTTTACCACCAGTTCCATAGTTAGCTGCACCAACTTTCCTACATTTTGCGATAGCTCCTGAAGCATATGCTGATGGGAAAACCTTGTATCTGGCTTTCACTTTATGGTAACATGCGTCTTTAGGCATAGTATCTTCCTTTCATTAGTTTCCAGCAGGTACACATCCACTGTCTTTTTTTACATCTAAGACAAACCTTTTGAGGTTCACCTCTTACTACCTCGCCCTTTTTTAGAGGCACAATGTGCTCTTTCAGAAAATCCACGAGGTCTGGCACAATTGATTTTCCTCTTCCTCTTGGCACTCCACTTCCTTTTACCTGGTGCTTTTGTTATTTGTTGGGACATTGAACCCCGCGAGATTGCCATCAATCGTCTTCCTATTAATAAAATCTATCCACAAAGTATGAATCATTTTGTGGTTTTCTTCAACCTTTACTACAGTAACAGCAGTTCTTTTATCCACTTCAATAAGAGTAGTAACTATCCATGCTATAGATCCAGCAACAAGAACGACAGAAACTCCATTCATTATTTCTTTAGGTTTTAACATTTCCATCTTCTCCTTGCTTGTCTTAAACGACTATTAGGATTTTTAGCTGCTTTTGGAAATTTTTTCATCTGGCCTGCACTTCTTGCACAGAATGACTTTCTTCTTTTTGCTGCCTTACTGCCTGCTTTAACTTTACCAGTAACAGCAGTTTTTAATTTACTGCCTGGATTTTCTCTACGATAACGAGCAACCCCCGCCTTAGTCATTCCCGCTCCAGATTTAGTGGAACGAAAATATTTTTTAGTCTTCGGAGGTTGCTTGTCTGGTTTTCTAGTCATTACGATAAAAACACTGTTAACTTGTTACCACTACCAGTAAAAGCAGATAGATATGCTCCACTCTCTGCTAATATACCATTGTCTGGAATATTAAGAGTGTGTAATCCAGTTGGAAAACTTTGAACTATCAAGTTACTTCCACCATTACCATCTGTTATAGTAAGAGCACCAGCAGAATTTCCAAATACTACTATTTGTCTTATTCTTGATCTTGCAGGCCCCAATATAGCAGCGGCATCTCCTTGGTTAACATTAAAGGCTTTTACGTCAGATCTTGTTCCCGCCATTATAGCCTCCTATTAGTATACAGAGTATTCTAATTCAACTGTGAATCTTCCAGCAGTTATATCAGCATTGACTGTAGTTGTTGCTCTAGCATATAAATGCACATTAGCGACCGCGGCAGTCATGTTAGGTACAAAGATATGATAGTTACCAGCAGTATCGTTAAAGTTAATGTCGATCTCTGTGATAGACTGTGTAGCACTTAACTGTTCGTTAAATGATGTTACACCAGCACCTACAATCTCTGTTCCAGAAACGGCTGCGTTTGTAGCAGTTCCACTTGTTGAACTTAATGCTAAGTTACCAGCTAGTGTTTGTCCAGCAGCAGTTGTAATACCAATTAAAGCTCTGTGTATAAAGATTTTACTTGGTGTTACTAATCCATCTGGAGCATCTACGTTTAATGTTCCTAGCTCTACAAGACAGTCACCATCTGCATAAGCAGTTGAAGCTGCATCTGTTGACGCTAGAGTACCTGCAAAAGATTGTATCTTTCTTGTACCCATTGAAACAAGTTGTCCAGTTGAGTTTACTGAAAAACCAGTTTGTGTGATAGCACCACTTGTGCCGTCTTTATTGATTACATTGAATCCACCCTCTGATCGGACTGGACCCGAAAAAGTTGTATTAGCCATGTCATACTCCTTGTCTTGGCAAATGTCGAAGTTAATTCTTCGTCAAGGTTTTATTTATTATACATAAAAAAAGGGTGACTGCAAAGAGCCACCCCAAAAATATAAATATTTTTAATTAAGCTCCAGGTGAACCAAATAGTGAACGAGGATCTGAGAAGCCGAAAGAATATCTCTCTCTTGCTTTATATCTCATGTTTCCTGTGTCAAAGTCTGGATCCATAGCTGTTGCCATTGGCATTCTTTCGAAATGCTTAAGACCATTTGGTGCATCTGTCTTAATGAAAAATGCATCTGTGTCAGTTAGATAATCATTGATGACATAGCCTTGAGGTAACATTCCCATGTTTCTCATTGCGTTAGCATCATTATCTGCTGTTCCAGGTCTTAAGTTAGAGTTTAACAATCTCTCTGCGACAAACTGTAGTTGTCTTGGAATAATTAGTTTCATTCCTCTTAGAGCGATAATTAATCCTCTCTCATCCACAAAGCCTGCAATCTTAATCAAAGCATCCTCTAAAGATGTTTCGTTTAAGTCTGCTGCGACAGTTGGCTCGTTAGCAAAAGTGCCACCATTTGTTAATGGGTGATCTGTTGCTAATAATGCTTTACCATCACCACCAGCAGTTGCTCCAGCAGTAAACGCATTGTTTAATACGTTTGCAGCTTTTACTTGCTTTGTGTGTGCCATTGATCTAGCAAGTGCTCTTGTATAACGAGCAGAAAGCTTATCGTAAAGGTTATCCTCTACAGCTTCTTCTGTTATTGAGAAAGCCATTGCTACAGTCTCATGGTTATATCTTGAAGTGTAAGCTTCGTTTGCGTCATCAAATGTGACACCAGAACCTTCTTGCTTAGTCGGTGCTGCTCCGAAACCACTTAACATTACTTCTTCTTCGAATGCTCTGTCAGATGACTCAGTATCGTAGATTTCTGCATGTTGTCCTTCATACCTATTATACTCCATACCAAAGAGGGCGTTTAAGCCTGGCTCTAATTCTTTGGCGAGTTGTGCTCTTGAAATAGCCATATTACACCCTCCTTAAGATGCAGTAGCGTCAGCATCCGAAGAATTTAACGCATGGTTGTTGATTTTAACTATGTATGAAACACCAGCAGCGCTGTGATCAGCATTAGTTACATCTTCGTGGATACCTAAAATCATCACACAATTTGATGTATCTGTATCTTCAGCAGTTGATATATCTAATACAGCAGAAGAAATACCAGTTGTAGTATTACCACTTGCTCCACTTGCTATATCAGCAGTCTTAAAGATATCTGCTTTAGCAGTTGCTCTGTCAGTGTTTGTTCCATCACTTGCGATAATAAATCTCTGTGCTGGATTGTCATACACAAACCCTTTGATGTCAAAGCTAGTATTAGCTGATCCCGAACCGGGCCAAGTATTACTAAACTTTAACTTGCCAGTAGTTGCATCCACATACTCACATCCAGCAAAGATACCAACTAATTGGTCTCCGTTACCAGATGCAGATCCGATCTGAATAGTTCCACCAGTTAATTCAGCTTTGACTGGTGAACCTTGAAAGATCGCAGAAGCATCACTAGCAATAAAGTATTGACTCGTACCTTGAGTCGCTGGACTTGAACCATGCATTCCTACAGGCTTAAATCCGAAAGCTACATTTGCATTAGCCATTTATTGCTCCTTCATTAATTACTCGGAGGGTTTTTCTTTCCCACCGAAAGTTACACGACTTTGCCTATCAACATTAATAGGCATTGAGGGATGTTGTTCCCTCATCAAGTTTTCATCCACGGCTGTCATTTGATTGCGGGTCTGGTCCCGAAAATATTCAGTTCTCTCTTGCACCGTTTCTGTGGGTATTCGTGCCAACATTAAACCACCGACACCAATAATTCCTTTGTTTTTACCCTCTTCTATTACTGGATACTTTGCAGCTTCTGGGCCGTATTCTTCTGCCCTAACTGGTTCCCATCCTTCTCTCATTCTGGAAAAAACATTTGATTTATCATCTTCACCACGAAGAGCGGTTCTGATCCATCTATGTTCAAATCCTGCTGGAGGAGGAGGTGCATCCAACTTAGCTGGAGGTTGCCAAGGCTTTCTCCTTGTATTATTTGCACGACTTTTAGTTTCTCGTGTTGTTCTATCTATAGCCATTTTATTGCTCCTTTACATATTTAGCATATTCTTCAAGCGGAACATTCAACCGTTTCGCTATCGCTATCTGCGATGGAGTCAATTTGACTGTTCTGCGTCCCTTTGTTGACGACTTTGAAGCCGTTGTCCCAGCAGAGGCGACTCTGGGACTATTAGATTTTTTAAGAGTTTCTTGAAATTTATGGGGAAACTCCGATCTAATCCTATTATCTAGTTCAGTATAGTACTCATCTGAGGTTGCGTCAAACCCTTCATCCTCAATTAGTTGTTTATGTAAGCCAAAAGCAGCGTATGTCATAGTTTGATCTTGACCAAACCATGTGTTTTTCTTTGCCCACTCTTCAGCTTTTGGGTCTGGTTTTGGAGGAGGTGCAGTCGGTTGAGTGGGTGCAGGAGTAGCTCCATTTGCTTCCACTCTCTTGGCTTCTTCCTCTCTGTCTTTTTTAATTTGATTTAGTCTAGCCTCTTCCATAGCTATTCTAGAAATATTCTGTTGTGCTTCATACATAGCATCAACATCATTTTCCTCTACAGCTTTTCTGTAAGCTTCTTTTGCAGCTATTGATTGAGACTGAACTCTCGTATCAAACTCACCAACATAAGTATTATCTAACTTATCTAGCTTTGCTTGTAATTCTTCGTTTTGTTTTTTAACAGATTCAGCAAATTTAATTGCCTCGTTTCTCTGTCTTTCTTCCTCTCGAAACTTAGACGTAAGCTTGCTGATACGTTTCTTGACAGATTCTGAATATTCAGACAAGTCATCAGCATCTGAAGCGTTTTGTTTCTCCTCCTCGGCTGGAGCTTTGGAATCAACGACAGCTTCTTCTTGTTTGTCATCATCTGTTTTCTCCTCCTCTATTTCTATTTCTTGACCTTCTTCTATTTCTTCTTTTACTTCTTCTTGCATACTAGGCTCCGTATGATTTGATGTCGTCAGGATCGACAATGGTTGCAATGACCTCATCGTCATTGATTATTCTAACTTCTCCACCCTCTATCTGGAATCTAGAACCAGCGTAACGACCAATACAAACCCAGTCGCCTTCTTTACACCAAGCTCCATTTTCTCCAAATTTATCAACATCCTTGTAAGCTAAAGGCCCGACTTTAGCTACATACGCTGTAACTGTGGCTCGTGCTTCTCTTTCTCTTACGGGATCTGGTACATAGACACCACCTTCAGTTTTTTCTTTGCCCATATAAGGCATAACTAAAATTCTCCACCCTGTGGGTTGTGGTATTCTTTCAATTAATTTTAATTTTTTTGCTTGTTCTTCGGCTTTTTTCTTTGCGTTCCTTTGTGCTAGAACGTAATCAGGTACTATCAGACTCATCATCAACCTTTTTCAGCAGGGTTTGTATATGTTCCAACGCATAAGTGAGTCCCTGTATCTCACCTACCATTGCTTTATAACTAGCCATATCAGAAGCACTACCACTGGTCAAGGAAATACTTATGTCATCAATTCTAGTTTGCAAGTCTTTTTTATACTTGTTTAAAAATTCTGTTATGTACATTAATTTTTTCCAGCAGTAGATAAATAGCTATAAGCGTCTTTTACAGCGTCTTCTACTGTTTCGTATGCTTCTTGTGCTGTAGTTGAGGTCATACCTGTTCCAAGAACTGAAAGAGCATCTACTATACCACCCATAGATGTGGGACCAGTGAAACTAGAAGAAGCAGGATCTATTGTTGGATCATATGAAGAAGTACCTTTGGCTGCATATGTGTCTCTTCCTATTGATTGTGCCATTATTGATGGTAAAGATAATCCTGCTAAATTACTAAAAACACCCATAGCAAGTGATCCCATCGGATCTTTTGCTCTTTGTGCAGCTATTTGTCCAAAAGCTGTTTGTTGACCTACGGGATTAAAAAGAGAACCAAAACCTCTTTGTATTCCTTCTCTTGGTTGATTTGCTGGTTGATTTGGATCATATCCTGCTAAATCAGGATTATTATTTGGGTTACTGTAAACGTCAACATTTTTTTGTGCTATATAATTCATGGTGTTTTGATTACCATCAAATATATTTGTGTAATCTATATTTTCTGGATCTATTCCAAAAGCTTTACTAAAAAATCCTTGATATCCATAAGGATTTGTGGAAGTTATACCTAAAGCACTCTGCATAGCATCTTGTTGAGAATAAGTATCAGTACCTGTTCCAACTCCTGCTGTAGAATAGTCAGTGGTTACCGACTTATCAGCAGCGGCAGCATCGTCACTGAAATCTCCACCAAAAGTTCCAGCGGGAGAGGTATCAGTATCAGAAAATTCAGCCACTAAAATACACCTTTAAATTTTTTACCTTTAACTTGAGCACCACAACCTCTAAATACGCCACCATCTCTGTATTTTGGCATCTTTGGCATCCCACCACCTGCTTTTTTATTGGCTGCAATAAATTTTGCTTTTGGATCTGCGGCAGTTATAGCTGGATTGTTATCTAATCCATATTTAACACTTTGCATTCCTAGACCACCGTCTTTTTTCTTTTTCACTTTTGGTCTACCTTTCTTCCCATCAGGATTTAATGTTGGATGATATTGATCTGGGTTGTTTTTTGGGTCATAAGGTTTTTGTGGTTTTGGTCTAACTTTAAATTCACCATCTTTACCAAATCTTTCTGCCATAGGATCTTTTTTTGTGTTAGACATTGTTTTCTCCAATATTTGTGAACCACCATCTTTTCGATTACGGCCCTTATTAATTAAATCTTTTGCTTGATTATAATTTATACCTAGATCTTTTGCAAACTGACTAACTCTTGCCATGTGACTTCCTTATCTGTTCTTTACCTTTTTTGAATACTTCAGCTACCTTTGTTTTACCCATTACTTTTGCTCTTTGCTCACCGACTGTGAGTATCTGTATTTTTCTAGCATACGGTTTTTTAATTTTTTTAACTTTTGATACTGTAGCTTTAGCATCTGCCACTGTAGCGAATTTAATACTAACGGTATCTTTGGGGTTCTCATCAGTATATAATCTCCTATCACTGCCTTTTGGTTTTTTACCTGTGCCAACTTTAGGGTCTGCCATTATTTCTTCTTGAACATCTTTGCAGCTTGTCCAACTCCCTTGATTCCAAAACTTGCACTAATTGCAATATATAAAAGGTACTGATACCACTCTGGCAAAGTTGCCAATATATCAAATCCCTCTTTAACATACTCTTTCATCCCAGGTATAAAGACCAAAATCGCGGGAGCCAAAAGCACCACTAAGGCGAACTCGTCTTTCCACGAATCCACTGTAG